TAGAACAACAGAAGAAATCTTTGCGTTAGAAAAAGATAGACAAATAAGACGCAAATATATTATAAGGAAGTAGTATGGCATCAGTAGTAGACATTTGTAATGGAGCATTAAATCAACTAGGTGCATCGACAATATTATCACTTACAGAAGATTCAAAAAACGCAAGACTTTGCAACGCAAGATACACACAAGTTAGAGATAGTTTATTTAGATCTCATCCCTGGAACTGTTTAATCAAAAGAGTTGAACTTGCAAAAGATACAGAAACTCCTTCATGGGGTTTTAGTTATCAGTTTACTTTACCTGCAGATTGCTTGAGAGTTCTTACAATTTTAAACTATGATTATGATTATAAAATTGAAGGAAGAAAAATTGTAGCAAATCATGGAACAGTAAAAATTCAATATGTTGCAAGAATTACAGATGCTAATCAGTATGATGAATTATTAAGAGAAACAATTTCTGCATCACTAGCAGCAGACATTGCATACGCAGTAACATCTTCTAATCCTACTGCACAAAATATGTATAATTTATTTCAAGACAAATTAAGAGAAGCTAGATTTGTAGATGCTACAGAGGGTCAGAACGCTAATCCAGATAATGGTCAATCAGATGTTATTGGATCTTCTTCTTTTATAAACTCAAGGTACTAACCTATGGCTAGAGTTGCTGTTCAATTAACGAACTTCACAGGTGGAGAGTTATCACCAAGGCTAGATGGTAGAAACGATTTACAAAAATACCCTACAGGATGTAAGACTTTAGAAAACATGATTGTATATCCTCATGGAAGTGCAGCAAGAAGATCTGGCTCACAGTTTGTAGCAGAAGTAAAAGATAGTTCTAAAGAAACAAGATTAATTCCTTTTGAGTTTAGCACAACACAAACTTATATGTTGGAGTTTGGAAATCAGTACATAAGATTTTATAAAGATGATGGTCAAATATTATCTGGTGGTTCGGCTTATGAAATATCTTCACCTTATTTAGAAGCAGAACTATTTGATATTAAATATGCTCAATCAGCTGACGTTATGTATTTATGTCATCCTAATCATCCTGTAAAAAAATTAGCTAGAACAGGTCACACATCCTGGACACTAACAAGTGTTGAATTTACGAATGGTCCATTTATGGATCACAATATTGAAACAACAACTATAGCTGCTTCACATACTAATAAAGGTCAAACAGGAACATTAACTTTATCATCAACTACTGGAGTTAATTCTAATCAAGGTTGGTTAGCTACAGATGTTGGTAGATTAGTTCATGTACTTGATGGTCATGTAAAAATTACAGGATACACATCAACAACTGTTGTAAGCATGGAAGTGTTATCTGATATATCAAATGGATCTGCTCAAACAGATTTTGCTTTAGGTTCTTTTAGTTCTACTACTGGTCATCCTTCTTGCGTAACTTTCTTTGAACAAAGATTAGTATTTGCAGCAACCTTATCTCAACCACAAACATTATTCTTTTCTAAATCTGGTGATTACGAAAACATGGATGATGGTTATCACGAAACTGTAGCAGACGATGATTCTATTATTTATACAATTGCTTCTAACCAGGTAAACGCAATTAGATTTATGACAGCTACAAGAACCTTAATCATTGGTACTGCAGGGGGTGAATTTGCAGTTAGTGGGGGTGGTACTGATATTGCAATTACACCTACAAACATATTAATTAAAAAACAATCTAACAATGGTGCAGCAAACGTAGATGCTTTAGCAGTAGGTAACGCAACATTATTTTTACAAAGAGCAAGAAGAAAGTTAAGAGAACTAGCATACAACTTTGACGTAGATGGTTATGTTGCTCCAGATCTAACTATCCTTGCCGAGCATATTTCTGAAGGTGGATTTAAACAACTATCATATCAACAAGAACCTAATCAAATTATCTGGTGCGCTAGAAATGATGGTCAACTAGTTGGTTTAACTTATCAAAGAGAACAGCAAGTAGTTGCCTGGCACAGACATATTTTTGGGGGAGTATTTGGATCTGGTAATGCAGTTTGTGATAGTGTTGCTACAATTCCTACAGATGATTCTGAATATCAAACATGGGTTATTATTAAAAGAACAATCAATGGTGCTACAAAAAGATATGTAGAATATATTCATCAATACGACTTTGACGAAACAGATGATACTTCATTTAATTTTTTAGATTCACAATTAGCTTATAGTGGATCTGCAGTTACAAATATTTCTGGTCTTGCTCATCTTGAGGGTCAAAAAGTTTCAATATTAGCAGATGGTGCAACACATCCAGATAAGGTTGTAAGTTCTGGAGCGATAGTTTTAGAAAGAGCTGCAAGTAAAGTTAAAGTTGGATTAAGTTATACATCTTTATTACAAACAATGAGAATAGATGCAGGCGCACAGAATGGTACATCACAATCTAAGACTAAAAGAATATATGATATTACTGTTAGACTTTATGAAAGTATTGGTGTGGAAGTTGGTCCAGATCTAGATAACATGGAAAGAATACCTTTTAGATCTTCAGCTAACGCTATGAATAGTGGTGTTAATGTATTTACTGGAGACAAAGAAGTAGAATTTAGAGGAAACTATGAAACAGATGGTTTTATATTTGTTAGACAAACTCAACCTTTACCTTTGACGATACTGTCATTATATCCTAAACTTCAAACAAACGATGGATAGAATAATCAATATTGTAAAGTACAGAGGAGAGCATGGAGCATACATTATGAAACAAGAAATGAATCATATGTTAATGGATAAAGATATGGAGTTTGAAGGTAACGCAATGAATTTAGAACAAGAAAATTTAGCATTCACAGGTATGATTGATGGTAAACCTATCTTTGCTGCAGGCATGAAAATTATTTGGGATGGTGTTGCAGAGGGTTGGGTACTAGCAACTAAAGATGCTTTAGATCATCCTATAGCAATTGCAAAAGCAATAAAGAAAGATTTTGCACGAATTGCTAAAGAAAATAATATCAATAGAGTTCAAAGTGCTGTAAGAGCAAACTATACAACAGGTTTAAAATTTGCTAAATGGTTAGGATTGGAAGAAGAAGGTTTAATGAGAAAATTTGGTTTTGATGGTTCTGATCAATATATGTATGCGAGGTTATTCTAATGAGTTGGCAATCAGCAGTAGTTGGCGCAATAGGTGCAGCAACATATAAACAACAAGGTAAGATTGGAAAATTTAATGAAGCTATAGGCAATCGTAATGCTAAAGTTCTTGAAGCTGAAGCAGAACAAATAGAAAAAAAAACTGAATTTGATATTGCTAGATTTGATGAGTCTTATCAAAAACTAGTAGGTCAAGCAGAAGTAGCTTTTGCTAAATCTGGTATAGTTTCTGGAACAGGTACAGCATATAGAATAGCAGCAGCAAATGCTAGAGAGAAGTATATGCAAGAAAACATTATGAGATACAATTCTAAAGTTGCTCAATCTAAAAAAATAGAACAAGCAAACTTTGCAAGAATAAACGCTCAAATGGCTAGAGAGCAAGCTAGGATGGCTCAATATCAAACTATTGCATCTACTTCGACAAGTTTACTTAACATGAGTAATTTTGGTGGTGGTCAACAATATACAGGTGGAATGCAAAGTGATGGAAATTATTATGATCCATTAAATATAGGAACAACAGAATAATGCCAAAGATACCTACATTTAGAACTGAAGCAACAATAACAGGTGAAGTTGGATCTGTTCAATCTAATACTCAAATGAGTCTTAATCAAACTATTGGAAATGTTTTAGCACCTGTAACAAAAGAAATAGTACAACATAGAGTTAAGCAAAAAGATTTTGAAAACAAAACAGAAGCATTAAGATTAGAAAATGATTTTGTTAGAGATATGCAATCAGTTTATGATCAAGCAGGTAATTTAGAAAATCAAGATCAAGCACAAAATTTAGTTAAGACTCAATCGAATATTTTAATGAAAAAATATTCTAATCTTGCAAGCAATAGAGGAACTCAAAATTTATTTAATCAATATGCTTTGTCTGAAGTACAGAAAGGAATATTCAGAACAACTAGTGCAGTTGAAAAAAATACTTTAATTGCGTTAGATACTTTGGTTAATGAAAAAAAACAAAAGTTAATGATAACTGCCATAGATACTGATGAAGGATTTGACTATGCAGTTTTGGGTAGTGATTTAGAAAATTTATATACAACAAATTATAAAGGTAAAGTTTCAGATGCTATTTTAGGCAAAATGATTGCAGGCATACCTAATGAAATAAAATTTTTAGAAGCAGAAAAAATGATCTCTAACAATCCTAGAGAAGCATTGGAAATGTTAAAAGATGAGAAAGATTTTGTAGGATTAAATTATGATTCAAGAATAGAACTTATAGAGAAAGCTAAAAAAAAATTAGCACCTATAGTTAGATCTCAATGGGAAATTCATACTGCAAATATAAATGAAGGTAAAGATGTTGAGCCTTTTGATTTAGATTTAGCTTCAGAAGTTTTACCAGATGAAGTAGTAAACAAAATGATAACTGCAGAAACTCTACATAGAGAAACAGCAGATAACAGAAAAATTATTTTAAATACACCTAACAATATTGTTGATGAAGTTACTGAAGGTTTTATTGAAGAAGCTAAAACAAAATATATGCCAAAAGAATTTGAGGAAATAAAAGATTATTATATTAGCATTTTAGAAAATAGAAATAAAAATTTAAATTCAGATCCTGTACAATATTTAATGTCTATTGATACTGAAATAGAATCTTTAGTTTCACAAATAGGAACAGAATCAGATGCAGGTAATATGGAAAAAGTTACTTCTCTTCAGTTAGAACTTTCAAATATATTAATTAATAAACAAAACGAACTTGGTGTTCATCCTTCAAAACAAAAAGTCATGACTAATAATATGGCTAAAAATTTTATTAATAATTACAAACTAGCTTCACAAGAAAAAGATGTAAACAAACAATTTAATATGTTGAGTGCTTTAGAAATTCAGTATGGAGATTTAGAACCACAAGTGTTTGCTCAATTAATGCACGCAGGATTACCACAAGCTGCTAAATTTTTAAGTTCTGGATTTGCAACACAAGAAGATGCAATGAAAATTTTAAGTCTTGATCAACCAGAAAAAATAGAAGCATTAAAAAAATTCTTAAATGATAGTGATGATACTGATGTAAGTTTTAAAAAAATGAGAACAGAAATTAGAAATAATCCAGATTTTAAAGATATTGAAAATATTATTAGAAGAAATGTTCCTTTTGATACTGGTGAATCTTCAGTAGAAATGGAAAACATTGTAGATTTTTTAGCCGTATATGGAGCAAACGAATTTTATGCAGGTGAAGCTAAAACATTTCAAGAAGCAGCAAAATCTGCTGCGTTAATGTTTACTAAAAATTTTGATATGGAAGATACTTATTATTTTCCTGTATCTTATAAGGATTCTATTACAGGTTTACCTGTTTCAACTGGTAAAAAAGATAAAATAATATCAATGGCAAATACTATTAAAGAATATTATTTAAAAGATTTTAATGCTGTAGCTTTTAATTCAAAAAAAGATGGTGTTACAGAAGCTGAACTTACAGAAACAATGGAATTTCAAATGAAAGAAAATGGTGAATGGAGAAATACTGCAGACGGAACAGGTATTGTTTATGGAATAGTAATGAGTGGAAATACTTTTGCTACAATTGTAAATGATAAAGGAGAAGAATTATATATTCCATTTGATTATAATAAAAATACAGTTCCTGGAACTGATGTTGTTGTTGATACAGATATTGCATCTAAAATACAAATGTCTAGAGGATATACTAATATAGGTCAAGGAATGAAAGCAGCAGAAGATATTCTTACTATGGGTAAAAGAACAAATGATATTCCTGCAAGTGTATTTAAGAATAACATAGGTATTTCTGATGTGGCATCTGCATTATCAACAAACGCAGAAGCAGCAGAAATAGATAATAGTTGGAGACAAAACGAAACTATAAAAAAAATAATTGAAGAAGATCCTATTATAGAAAAAATTATAATGGCAGAAAGTTCTGGTAATGCTGCAACTCCAGATTCTCCAGTAGGAGCAAGAGGATTAATGCAAATAATGAAAAATACAGCAGAAAAAGATACAGGTTTTGGTGTTAATTATAATTTAACTTATGAAGAATTATCTGATCCAGAAAAAAATGTAAAATATGGAGCAGCATATTATAAAGGATTAAAAAAATATTTTGGCAATGAAAGAGATGCATTAATTGCTTATAACTGGGGACCAGGAAATACTAAAAAATGGTTAAAGAAAGGTGGTAAGTTTAAAGATCTACCTAAAGAAACTAGAAATTATATTAAAAAAATATTAAACTAACATGGCAAATTTTACATTTGGTTTAAATTTAAATGAGACAGCTCAAGAGTCTGGCTACGATCAATATAAAACAACATTTGGTCAAGCATTAGGTGCTACTTACGAAGAAACTATAAACTTTAATCCTGCAGTAAGATCATATAGTAGCTACAAAATAGCAACAGCTAAAAATGAATCTGCAAATTCTGGTGCAGAAAAAATAAATAAAAATGAATTAAATAAAGAGTACGCAGAGTTAGGTTTGTATTTTGATAATGATGAATATCAATCTGTTGTTGATATTATGGTTGATCAAAAAAAAGAAGAAAGAGAAAGACAAAGTATATTAGAGCGTGGACCACAAGGATCATGGAATCCTTTTTCTAGTGGTTTTTATGTTGGAGCATCAAAGCTAGCAGTAGGTATTGGTGCTAGTTTTCTTGATCCTATAAATATTGGAGCATCTTTTATTCCTGTATTTGGTCAAGCTAGATTTGCTGCGTTAGCAGCTAGAACAACTTTAACAAAAGCTAGAACAATCAGAGGTGCAGTTGAAGGATCTTTTGGTGCAGCAGTTGTTGAGCCTATTGTTTATAGTTCTGCAAAACAAGTACAAGCAGATTATGGTATAGTAGATAGTTTTATGAATATTGGTTTTGGTACTATTCTTGGTACTGGACTTCATGTAGGTGCAGGTAAATTAAAAGATATTAGAACTGCTAGAAAGTTTCAAGAACAACTAATTAAAAATAAAAAAGATTTAGATGCTGGTACTGGTGGAGAACCAGAATTAAATTTATACAAACAGTATTACCCAGAAAATAGTGACATTATGATGAAGTTAGAAAAAACAGATCCTAGAACTAGAGAACTTTTATTAAAAAAAGCTATAGGTGATGTTATGCAAGACAACCCTGTAGATGTAACTGGTGTTGTTAATGCCGATGCAACTCTTCGATCTGGAAAAGCAGAATCACCTACAACTAAAATTGAAGGTACAAAAAAATTAACTACTGATGAATTAGAATTACAAAATTTTAATAAAAAAATTATTAATAAAGATTCACAAGCATTAGAAAAAGATACTCCTATTATGGAACAAAGATTATTAGATTTAAGAAATAAACAAACTGAAAAAGGTTTAAATTATGAACTTAAATCTAAAACTGGAGAACCTACTGTTCAATCAACAAAAGCTGATTTAGATGCAGTAAAAACAAGAGAAAAAGATTTACAAGATACTTTGATAGATCATATCAATTGTATTAATGGGAGATAATTATGTCTAAAAATGTATGTATAACTAGATTACAAAATTTATTACGAGACTCATCTTTTACTAATGTAAAAAAAGAAGAGATAATGAATAGTGTTAAGCAAGCCATGGCAGAAAAAAGGCTTACTCGTATAGATGAAATAAATGTAGATGAGATTGCGCAAGATGCAGCATCAAAAATAAAAGCACAAAAAATAATAGATAGAGCCAATGCTTTAAATGATGAAATTATTGCAAGAAAAGAAATAGAGTTTATTTTAGATAATTACAAAGGTGTTGAGCAGGAAGGGTTGTTAGCGTTATTGGTTGGATCAAGTGAAATAAGAGCAGGCGCAAGAAACTCTGTAGCTAATTTACAAGATACTGTTCAAGCTAATTTAATTAATGCATTCAAACAAAAACTTCGTAAAGAAGGATTAGAAAAATTATTTACTGATGCAGATCTTCCTACACAAAAAAGAATAGTACAAGTTATGGAAGAAGCTGGCGCACAACAAACAGATATAGAAAAAAGAGCAGGTATTAAACCACCTATTACAGAAACTAATTCAGATATAAAAAGAATAGGAATATTATTAGAAGAACACTCTGAAGCAATAAGAACTATGTTAAATGATAGGGGAGCAAATATACCTAAACTTTGGGGTTGGGTTGTTAAACATAGTCATGATCAATTCAATGTTAGAAATGCTGCCGAAACTTTAGGAATAAAACTAGATGAAGTAGAAGCAGATGTAAACATGAAAGGTAAAGATATAAACTATAATAAAAATTATAAAGCATGGAGAAACTTTGTAGAACCAAAACTAGATCAAAGAACTTTTGATACAGTAGAAAATATAGATGAGTTTATGGCAGAAGTTTATAATTCTTTGGTTGGAAACAAAATACAAATAGCTGATGGTGTAAATGTTTTTGGTTCAAGAAGTGTAGCAAAAGCAGCTAGTGGTAAAAGGGTTTTACATTTTAAAGATGCTGGAGAGTGGTTTACTTACCATGAAAAATTTGGCAATGGTAATCTTCAAGAAACATTCCTTTCTGGTTTGATGACAGCAGGAAGAAATATTGGAATGATAGATAGACTAGGTACTAATCCTAAAAAGAATTTTGAAAGTATTAGAGAAGCTATTTACGACAGTATGCAAGGAAGAGACAGAAGTAAGATTGCTAATTTTAATTCATTTCAAAAATACTGGAATGTAGTTGATGGATCTTTAAATACTGTAGAAAATTTTGCTCTTGCAAAGTATGGAGCAATAGGAAGATTAATAGGAAATGTATCAAAACTAGGTGGAGCTGCTATATCTGCTGCAACTGATTTGGGTATCTATGGATCTGAAATGAAAGATCAAGGTGGTAATACTTTATTAGGTGGAATTGCAGACGCATTTGGTGCGCTTGCAAGAGTTAAAAATACAAAACAAAAAAAAGAAATAGCAGAAATGTTGGGGTTAATGCTTGATGGAACTATTCATGATACTGCAGGAAGAAATCAAGTAGGAGATAATTTAAGTAGAAGAGGAACAGAAATACAAAGAACATTCTTTAAATTTAATTTACTTACTTGGTGGACTAACACATTAAAAGAAAATGCTATGTTGGGTATGGCTAACTATTATGCAAGACAAAAAAAACTACCCTATAATAAGTTAAATAAACAACTACAATTACTATTTGAAAAATACAATATAGACTCAAATAAGTGGGATGTAATAAGAAAAACTGCTATGGAAACTGCAGATGATGGCATGGAATTTATTAATATTGGTTTGTTAGATCAAGTTTCTGATGCAGATATAAAGAAAATTACAGGTATAGAAAATTTAAGTAAAAGAGAAGCACAAATAGAAAAACAAAAGTTTAAATATTCAGTATCTGGAATGATGCTAGACAGAACTTTGTATGCAGTAATTCAACCAGACGCTAGAGTTAAAGGAATAATGACACAAGGAACTTTAGCAGGTACTCCTCTAGGAGAAGCATTTAGATTTCTTGGTCAATTTAAAGGATTTCCTATTGCTATATTTAATAAAGTAATAGGTAGAGATTTAGCTTATATGAGATCTGGACCAAATCAAGATATAGGTAGAGGTGCAAGAGGTATGGTTGCAACTATAGTTACAACTGGTTTGTTAGGATATGCTTCAATGACAGCAAAAGATTTTTTGAAAGGAAGAGAGCCAAGAGATCCTGCTAAATGGAATACAGTTATGGCAGCTCTATTACAAGGTGGTGGTTTAGGTTTATATGGTGATGTTTTATTTAAAGAACAAAGAGACGGATCAACTATTATTGCTGGTCTTGCTGGACCAGGAGCAACAACTGTAGCAGATGTATTGTTAGCAATTAATTATGGTATTCGTGGAGAAGGTGGTAAAGCAGGTAAAGCAGCATACAGAGCAGTAAATAGTAACATACCTTTTATGAATTTGTTTTACATTAAAACAGTATATGATTATTTAATAGGTTTTAACATGATGGAAACTATGTCTCCAGGATCATTAAAAAGAGTAGAAAAAAGAATGAAAAAAGAGTATAACCAAGAATATTTATTGACTAAACCATCATCAATGTTTAAAGGTTTTTAGCATATGACAATATCATCGACTACAGTAAAAAATTCGTACTCTGGAAATGGTACTTTAGATACCTTTAACTACACTTTTAAAATCTTTGCAAATACTGATATTCAAGTAAT